CCTTTACCCGCTTTAGGGAATTTTGCTGTTGAACCTTCAACGCCTCGTCTTTGTCTAACTGCACCTACAAGCTGAGCTTTAGCTTGGTAAGCCTGTTTAACTTCGGCATCAAATAAGGTAACAAAAGCATTAGATAAACCAATAGCCATTATTGACTCCTTATAGTAATTAATAAAGTAAATTAATCGCTGTGGTGTGCCAGAGAACTGGGCCGTGCTTGCTATTTACGATAGCCAGTCGACAAGGTTACTTGCGTTGAGGGTCACAAAGAATATGTAATAGGCCTCATTCCCGATTTTACACGGGAACAAAGCCTATTGTCAAGCGATTTAACCAAAGTTTTGAGCGAATGCTCTTTCTACTTTAGCTCTATAGGATGGATCTGAACTATATCTTGGGTCAGCGACCATTTGATATAACTCATCTTTTGATGGTGCGCCTTCTACTGGAGTAGTTTCAACAGGAACTCTGCCTTCATAAGATGCTCTGAGCTTCTCTAATGCAGCAATACCTTTTGCAGTACCACCCATTACTTTAAACTCGTCAAAGTCATCTTCACCCCAAACACCTTTGTTTACTAGCCCAGATGCCCATTTCACAATGCCATTGATTCTAGCATCAGCATTTGGACCTAAAGCTTTACGCTCTTGATCAAGGTTTACTTGCTGCGCTTCTGCTGCAAGCATATTGTTTTGCACTACTTCACCAACAAGATCATCTAGTGCAGCTTGGCTAACGCCATATTTCGCTGCCCAACCCACAACATGACTACGTAATGGATCATCTTCTGGTGTTTCACCAAATGCAGATAAATCATAATTACCATCAGCTGGTGCTTTATGTTTACCTTGAGAGATTTGTTTGCGTAAATCCATCCATGACTTGGCAATGCCTTCAAGATCTGGTGCATCGTCTTCTGCTTTCCAGAAGTTTTCTGGCCACCAATCTGGACGTTCTAACGGTTCATCATCATTTTCTTGTTCTTGATTAACAGCAAATTCTTCTTTTGCTTTTACTTCATCAGGATCACGATGATCTATTTCTACTTTTTGTGGATCTGATTCACTAGCTTCTTCGACTTCTGGACTTGCTCCATCGAGTAGGCCAGTAGATTCAGTTTCCTGAACACTAGGCTCGATTGTTTCTTCCATTATAATTTCCTTGCTCTAATTAGCCTTGCTTCTAAATCCTTCACTATTGAATTTTGTCCTTCACGGTAAAATGCGTAGCTTGGGTCGCTACCTGGCAAGGCAACAGGTTGCTCAACGACTGCATCACGCAGCCATTTCATTAACTTCTCCCCGTCCTCACCCCCTAGGACACGTAAACAAAGACGATCTAACTCGTCTCGCTTCTCTAAACCATCACCTTGTTCTAAAGGTAATGCTTCTTGTAAATCTTCCCATCCAGCCATTATTGCTCCTGTTGTTGTTGCATCATGGCCATTTCTTGTTGCTGTGCCATCTGAGCCATCTGTGCTGCTTGTTGTTTCATCACTGCACGTTCAGTTGGTGTTGGTCGTAATCTTTGTGGTACGCCAAGCTTCTCAGCAATGTAATCCATCATCTCATCAATCTTGATTGTCATTGCACCTTCTGGACCAGCACCTTGTGCAATCTGTGCATATTGTAAGATGTTTTGTACATCATCCATATTCTGTGCCATAGCTAATGGAGCTACTGGTGCAATCTTAACTTCTAAGCCATTTACTTTTAATGGTAAGTTAATAATGCCACGTTCATCCATCACTTGTAACATTTTAGATACTAATGGAATCATTGTTTCATTAATGAGTCGACCAAATGCAGAACCTAAGTTTTGTGATAACTCTTTCATTCTTTCTACAACTTCTGTTGCTGATCGAGCTGACATATTATCTGGTGGTAATGACTCATCTAATAGAATACGTTTAATATTCATACGTAAGTCATTCATTACAATGTTAGATACATTGAAGTCACCAGCACGTGGCAATGGTCTCAATGATTCACCTTGTGGACCACCATTACGTGCAACAGGAATAATTGCACCTGGCATAATCTTCACTGTGTTAGGATTCAATACACCATCATCAGCTGCTGTGTACACACCAGAAATAGATAGTGATGCATTCTTTAATACTAACTCTAATGTTTTATTGAGTGTTTTAATATCAGGTAATGCTGTGATTAATGGGCCACGACCATAGATCTCACCAGCAACTTTAGCATAACGAGAAACCACCCATGGTGAGTAAGGCATACGTCTGTATACTAGTTCTGTTTTAGATTCTTTGTGGATTAAATGATAGCAATAGTCACCACGCTTCTGATCAAACACAGTGGCTTCGATCAACTCCATATCATCTGTTGGTTTATCGTCAATCTTTCTTTGTAAGTCAGCTGGTATTTCTGCATCAGGCCATTGACGTTGAATTGCTTCACCTTTCATTCTGATTCGTCTATATACATTATCGACTTGACCATTAGCACCTTCTTCGATAGATACTAAATATTGTGGTACAGGAATAAAGTTAATAGGATTAATATCATCACCTGGTTGCACCATCATCACTGCGGTGCCTACAGATAAGTCCAACAAGAACTCGCCAATAGCCACATCAAAGTTAGATTGTTTTAATGTATCAAATAGTTTTTCATTGTAGAGATCAAGAGCAGCTTGTGCTTCAGCAGAACGATCTTGAGGAATGTCTGATCCAGGCTCTAATCTGCACCATTTACGCTGTGGAGGAAAGATGCCAGACTGCATACGGTTAGCAAATCGTTGTGTAGAGTTAATCGCAGTAGAATCAAACACACGGTTCATTTTCTTTGTGCCACCAACTTTACCATCATAATGGCCATCGTATAAGTTACGTTGAGGTAGAGCAAACTCATATGCTTCTTCATATAAGTCTCTAAAGTTTTCTTTTCGTATTAATGCCTTGTCATGTCTTTTTAAAACATCTTCAGCGCTCAGTCTCATCATTTCCATAGTTATGCCTTCTTATTTTTGTTAGCAAATGCTCTTGCTTCTGCTTTGTCTTTAAATCCCCACTTTTTCAAAGCAAGTTTTAATCGAGTTGGTCTACCCTTCTCATCTTTTAATGGACCATCCATCCCACTAAACCGTGCAGCAAAACTGACACGACGACCATCCTTGCCAGATTTCTGTGGTGGTTTGAGATCTCCGCCATCTTTATTCTCAAAGTATTTACGTCCTTTTTCATTCAATCCACCTTCAGGGTTTTGATATTTTTTAGCAACCATTATTCATTCCAACTTAATATAATTTCAGAAGCATGAGCATTGTTCTGAATATCTGCATTAGTTAATCTAAACAAGTAAGTCGTCAATCCTTTTAATATTAAGTTGTCACCACCAGCCTCACCTCCAGCACCTTTTTTACCAAGACCACCTGTTAAAATTTCTTGCACTACTAAAGTTCCTAATGAAGTAATCGTTGGATTAACAATCGCTACACCTTTGCTAGCAATGGTGCTTGCTCTATTTCTTTGTATAATAGTCAATGGTGTTCCACCTGAAACGACTGAACCTTCATATAAATAACCAATCGCATTACCAGAAGATAATCCTGAAATACTCATAATAGGATTCATACCGCTTGGAAATGCAAGTGCAATGTCAATGCTTTGTCCAGCTGGCAATGGATCTAAAAAAGTTCGTACATATCCTAACGAAAAAGCCTGACCTTCAATTAAGCGAACCTGTGCAACATCTCTGGTAGGATACGCCCCTCTGTATTGTTCCATCTATTTCTTCTTCTTAAATCCAGCTACCATGTTCTTATAAGCTTTAGGTGTGATTGTAGAATCTTCTTTAGATCGACTAGTTCCTTCTTTCTTACGTTTGTTGATGTTGTGATATAAACCTTTTTTCATACCAATAATCCCTTTCCTAAAGATGTTGCTCCAAGTTGTAAACCACCAGTACCTAACTCTGGTAATCCTGTTGTTGCTTTTGCACCGACAGGTCTAGCTTTTGCTGCCAAGCCACCTGTACCTCGTGTTAATCTTTTCTTTGCTGTTTCTGCTTGAGCAGTTTCACGTTTTGCTTGTCGCGCCCCACTCTCTGCACTTCTTTCAATATCTTTTAATTCATTAGACTCAAACCAATCACGACCGCTCTTAGTAAACCCTAAGCTCACTTCACGGGTAAAATAGCTCCTTGGACCCAAAATACTGAATTGTTTAGATCTATCTTCTATTGCACCCTTTGGGGGTGCCTTTTGTCCCATTGAGCTATATACTTCTGGTCTCCATTCTGTTACCCCAGAAGGCTGAGGAATCATCCATGAGTTGGCTAATCCTACATCAACTAAATATTGTTTTTGATAATCTTGTCTTCTATAACCTTTATCAATTTGTTTATCAACTTGCTCTTGCCACCAGCTTTCAGACTTAAATACATTACGACCACCAGCTAGATCAAGTAAATCTTCTTGTGCTTTTTGAGTAGTAGGCAGCATACCTCGTGCTAAAGCCATGCCAAAGTCTAGCGCTGCCATTATGCTTTAGTCCCTAGCATTTTCTTTTGTTCTTCTTCATCCAAACCTGTCTCTGGTGTGACACGTTGTGCTAACAACATACGCTTACCACCTACAAGTCTTGCTCTTTTAGCTGACGACATTTGTTCTGCTAATGTTCTTTTTTCTTCTTCAGCTGCTGCTCTTGCACGCTTAGTCTCTTCACGCTGTAAACGTAAAGATTCTTCTGCCGCAGATGTATCTGGCTTACCGCCACCAAAACCACCCATTACAATCTCCTCATCATAAATGTATCTTCTTGATCTGCACTGTACTTAACCATCACACCTTCTGATACAAAACCTAATGCTTTGGCCCAACGAACAGCACGTTTATCATTACATTCTACGGTAATCTGAATACGATGTAAATTAAATAATATCTGACAGCTATCAAAGAATGCAATTGCACCTTTAGTCATAGCTATTGGGTATCTTCTGGATTCCTCAGCAAACATAGACCACGCTTCACCCATTCCTTTCCAGTGAAACATAAGACCAAACACAGCGACAGGAACACGATTGACAAACGCAGTAACACAAGGACCGCAGTGAGATTGAAATACAAGAAACCGTTTTCTATCTTCAATCGTAATTGATTGAGATTCATACTCAATTATTCCTTTAAAATTATCTAGATGACTTTCATGGAATGGCAGATAATATCCATTCTCGACATCTGGCATGGCTGTAAGTATTTTATCAACGTGAGTTAAAAACATCGAAGTCGCTATTAACAACAGTTTGTGAGATTAATGTATTTTGTGTTAAGGCGGACTTGGTCATCCGCTTATGCTCTCCACCACCCAAAAGCAGATAACCAAATGCATCACCTATGTGAGAATGTTCATTTTTATTAGGACTATCTTTAAATCGTTCCTGACCAGCACCGACACTGACTCGTTTAAAATGGTAACCACCAGCAAGTGATTTACGCAAACGCTTGCATGATGTATGTAATATGAGTCCAGGCTTTCCCGCAATCAATCGTTGCATCGGTGCAGCCGCAGCTTCACGTCTGACTCTGAAGTTGTTACTGGGTGTAGGTTGTGCTTTTAATCCAATAGTACGTAAGTAATCAAATGCAGTGACTTCATAGATTGCATCACGCTGCATACCCGCTGGGTCACCCCAGACTAATACTTGTGCTTTAGGGTACTTCGCATTTATCTCTGCTAAGAGTTGTGTACCAAATCGTTCTAGTCCCATATCTTCAGTGACGATCTCATGTAAGACCACCCATCGACCATTGTTGAGTCTTTGACCAATGGCTGCTGCTGGAGTTAAACCAAAGTCAAGACCGATATGAATAGGTAGTGTAGGATCGTAATCGATTTCAGAACTACTCATCATGTTGTCATCATACTCTGGCCATACAGGTTTACCTTCTTGTACATAAGTAAACTTACCTTCAGCATAGCATCGTATCCAATCTAGGTTCTTACCACCCAACATCTGAGCATAATATCCACCTGGTAAGTTTGAGACGTTTTCTGCTTTAGGATTAATCGTCCACCAACGACCACCAGCAAAGATGTGATCATTCGCTTCTGGATTCTCAGGCAAGTCTTCAGGATCCACTTCAATCACACCACCTGGTTGATGAAAGAAGTCCCATGCATACTTACCTGTAATCTGATCTTTCTGACTTAAGCGGAACCACCAATGGTCATCATCCATTGGGTTAGTATCCATCCACACTCCATGCCAAGTCGGTCCACCATCCCGCTGCGTAGGATAACGACCAACACGATGAGTGAGACCATCAATAACAGCTTTTGGAAGTTCTCTTGCCTCAT